GCATTCTGGAGCAACTGGCGGACAATCGGGACTTGGCTCACTTGCGCATCGTAATGAACGCGTCCGCCACACGCCGAATTCTCGGACCCGCCACGCTAACGTGTCTGAGATGGAAGTCACGCCTCCGCCGGAACAGCCACCGCCAGACATGTCGAACCCACACGGGCCACCGTCTACGTGCCATGCAGACTGTCGGCTAACCTGCCATCGTCGCTGTAATGCACGGCTCGCGGGTTCGTGGTCTCGTACTCCTGCTTGAGCTGCCGCACCGCCATCACAATCAACGCCAAGGCCCGATTCTCTTCGGTCAGCCGTTCCACCATGAGTTTGCCGGAGTCGTAGGCGCCCTGGTAATAATCGAGCTGGCTGGCCTGCTCCTGCCAGTGATGGATCGTGCGAAAGAGCCGGTCCATGTCCAGGTTCGTCAACGACACCGGCGACAGCGCCCACTTGCGCTCAATCTCCAGCACGTCGGCCATGGACAGATAGTCGTCAGTTGTATTCATCGAACTCGTCCCATTCCACCGTCACCCCGAACGTCCATGTCCCAGTAATCGGCACGGTGGCGAGGATCGAAAACCCTTCATTGGGTTGGTAGAGCGGCGGGTACATGTCGTCGTTGTCTTCGATGACCAGCAGGGACTCTGTCCCACCCAGTCCTGTACCGGCCGTGGCGAGAACCCCGAACGGTTGGACGGCAAAAAGGTTCGTGTCGAACGTCTTGGTCCCGGCGCCGAGCGCCAAGGTACTCGCAATGCGAATCCCCGTTCCGGTCGGGGCCACGCTGGCTTTCATCGGGGCATAGAAGCGTTTGACCTGGTCTTGGGCGGCGCTGAACGAGACCGCGGTGCCTCCGGTGCCGTCCGCCGACCAGGCCCGGGCATTCTTCACGGCAAACGATCCATAGCCCGCGGCAAACGCGCCGACGCTGGCGCCGGCGATGCGCACTTTCCGCAGCACGCAGATGACGCCCGCGACAGACGGGTTCCAGCGCCACTGGAAGATTTCACTGCCCGCGGCCAGTCCCGCCGCCATGAGGCCGGATTCGGCCCCGAGTGAATAGGACCCACGGGCATAGTGGGTATTCCAGAAGGTAAAGGGCGCGACATCAGGCATGTGTCACCCCCTACGACGAGTAGCCTGGACCCATCGGCCACGTATTGCCCGCGCCGATGAGCGAGAGCGCCTTCAGCCGCACCGTGACCACCACGCCATCCAAGGCCGCGGAGGCTGCGGAGAGTTCCACCCCGATGGCATCACCCCGGGCGAGACGATAGTTCGCCTGGGTGGTGCTCCGCGTAATCGTCCGTACCGTGTTGGCGGTCAGCGTCGCATCGAAGCCGGCCGTCGAGAGCATGTTCGTGCCCGCGGCTTTGGCGGTCCCCGAGGGGACCTTGAGGACTTGAATGTTCGCAGCCCCGCCGGCTACCGCGTGTCGCTCTGACGCATCAATCAGTTCATAGTCGCCGTCGGCAATCCACATCAAGTGGCTGCCCGCGGCCACCGTGGAGCCGTCCTTGAGGTAGAACGTGTGCTTGACGTTTGCGTGAATACCTGACCCTGCCATGAGCGTGGCCCTCCTGTCCAGGCTGGTTGAGGAACGTTATCGTGTCCAGACCTCCACTTTGCTTTCTGGCGCGAGCCGTCGTTCGTTCGTGGTCCGCACGGGCGGCAGATACTCGACTCCACGGGAGGTGACATTCCTGAAGCCGAAGAACCATGCCGCCCGCGCATCCCATACCTCGTTGCGATCGTGATCCGGTGACGGGTGCCGACCTAATCGCTTCTTCCCTTCGGTCGCCCACCACCGCTGAAACGCCTGTTCTTTCTCGTCGCTCCAGGGATAGGGGATCATTCCCACCCCCCGCAGGACAGCCGTGCGCAGCGGGAAGATGCGCCCGCCGATACGGACCCTAGATGTCAGGGTGTGTGGCACACAGGGACCCCTGCGGCACCGTGTAGACCCGCGCGTTCAGGTCGCCGATGATGCCGCGGTTCGCGCCCGCCGTGCTCCCGTCGAGTTCGATCTGGACACAGAACACGCGCGGCGTGGTCGTGGTCACGTCAATGACCTCGTGCAGCGTCGTAGTGGCCCGCTGCAATTGGTAGCCCACCCACAAGTCGGTCTGCGCCAGGGCGTGTGTGGCGTTGGCCGCGCCGAGGAACGACTGCTCCAGCAGCAGCGCGGGCGTCATCACGACGTACTGGCTCTTCACCGCGCCATCTGTGGCGTTGTTCTGCCCGGCGAGCATGGACACGCCGACAATCGACGCGTCGTTGTCGGCCGTGTGCTGGCGCAGAAATCCCGCCGTGTCATCGGCCAGGAACGCCCCGATCTTGAAGGTCTGGGTGGCTTTCTCCTTGCTCTGCCGGAGTTCTGGCTGTAACCCGGGATAGCCGTACACGCCGACGACGGTCGCGGCGTTCGTCGCAATCGTGGCCATCTGCTATGCCTCCTGTCCGGCCGCCGTCCGAGGGCTGGCCGGGGATTCGCTCAGACAGCGGGTCCGAGCCGCCGCCCTCGCACCTTACACGCCGATATAGCCCATCGTGCCGCGGAACGTGTTGAACGTCGCGTTCATGATCTTGGTGACCTTGAACTTCAGCACGTCCGCGTTATTGTCCACCCACGCCTTGCGGCGGGTGTCCTGCCAGGTCACGTACTCCAAGCCGTTGTCGTTCTCCACGGCCAGCACCACGCCGGAGTCCGCGTCGGTCAGGAACGGGTTTTGGACCGGGGTGATGCGGCCCTTGAAGTCGTTGATCTGGTTGTCCGCCGTGTAGGGCTCCTGGTTACTGCCCAGCAGTTGCCGGACCACGCGCCCGTCGTCTGGGGTGTGGACGATCCACTTCGGCTGGATGTTGATCAGCTCGTTGTTGTCGTCCACGAACTTGGCGAACTGCACCAGCAGCGAATCGAGCGTCGCCACGGAGATGTCGCCGTCTACCCGGTTAGAGAACGTGCCGCCGGTGCGCTTGAGGGGCTGCGTGGTGCTCACCAGCGGCTTGCCGGTATCGGGATGGTTGGTCACGATCATGTTGTTGATGACGTTCGCGCCCACCACTTCCGATGAGTAGTTGGCGGACCGCGCGAGCCGGTCGGGGATGTTCTTCAGACGCCCGCTGCGGTCGAACTTGACTGCTTCTTCTGTGAACTGGACGCCGCGCGCCCACTTGATCGCCGACACGGTGGTCTTGTAGCCTTCCAGCGTGTCCACGAACGGCGTGTCCTGGCCGAAGCTGATCTGCTCCATCTGCGTCGGAGAGACCATGCCGACCCATGTTTCCGTGAAGCGTTCTCCGGTCTTCATGGAGAAATATTTCGGATACATCGGGTCGTACTGGCTGTAGAGCACGTCGAAGCGCTCGATCAGGATTTCGCCAATGTCGCGTAAATTCGGAAAACCGCCAATGTCCTGCGGAACTGGCATGGTGACGCCCTCCTCCGATGAAACGCATCTCTATGGGCCTAGCTGCCCGTGAGGTTCGGCACCACCACTACCGTGCGAGGACTGACCCTAACGTGGTCACCACGTCTTACGTTGCCCTTGACCCAGGCACCGGAACCGTCATCGCATTCGTTCGCTAGAGTTTGTCGGTCACCTCTACGCCGGCCATGCCGAGATCGCGTTCTAAGGCTTTCGGCGATTCCGCATCGGCCTTCGCCCGCATCAGTTCGAGACTCGCTGCTCGCTTCCTGCGGACCCGCGCCTGATAGACCGCTTCTTTGGCGGCCATCAGGATGCAGTCCACGAACCGCACATGGTCATCCCGGTGGTAGGGAATGATGTCGTCAAACGCGCGATGCTGCTTGGCGGTGAGTTCGCTCCAGCGGACCGCGCGGAACCCTTCCTGGTGCAGCACCGCAATGCGGCCGGGCTTCTGGTCTGGCCGGTCCACCGCCAGCACCACGCGGATGCCTGGGCCGAGGATCTTCTGCGCTTCTTCGACCACCCGCTGCGCCGGCGTGCGCTGATCGCGTTCCTTGATCTCTACTTTCCCAGGCAAGGTATCGAGAAATGTCTTGCCAGTCTCGTCCATGACTAGCCTCCTGCCCGATTCTTGCGGATGCGTTCTGCAGCTCTCGCTCGGCTCTCCGCCGGCAGGTCGGCCGCCCATTCGTTCAGTTCAGGCGGCAACTGAGCACTACTGCCTTGCCCCGCGCCCGGTGACGCGCCTTCGGTGAACCGCCCCACATTCTGCGGATTGCTTGCGGCGGTTCTCGACCAGTGCTCCTTGATCGCCGGCAAGTTCTTGGCGATGGCGTTGTTGCGCGCCCACTCCAACGCCTTGGGATGACCTCGGTACTGCGGGGGGACCTGTTTCACTTCCACGTCGAAGTCCTTGCCGTAGAACTGCCAGTCGGGATCGCTGGTCCGCAGGTTCTGCGCGTACAAGGTCGCCATGCCATCGGCCATCGGCGCCGCGTACTGAGACGCCAACCCTCCGGCCACTTCGGCCACGACGCCGGCGAGATGCTCAGGGGAAATTCCGAGCTGCGCCGCGACTTGCTGCGTGTACCCGCCTTGCGGGGTTGGCTGAACGGGCTGTGGTTGATAGGTCTGTTGCTGCTGCTGTTGCTGGAATTGTCCCTGCGGTGGTGTCATCGTGCCGTCGTCAGACACCTGCCAGCCGTAGAGCGCGGCCTGGGCTCGCAGGTTGGCGACCTGGTCGCGGGCCGCTTTGGTGTTGGCCTGCTCGCCTTGCAGAGCCGCGATGGGCGCAAACCCTTCAGGGGGTTTCTGCTCTGTAGGTTTTGTCGCGGGCGCTTGCGGTTGCTCTCCGGGCGGGCCCAGCACGGTTTCGGGATTCTGGACGATCACGCCCTGCGGTGGTGCGTTCGTGCTCATACCTCGTCTTCACTCCTTTCGATCTCTACGGTGAAGTCTAACACAGCCAGCACGTCGCGTTCTTTCACGCTCACCAAATCATCCGTATAGTCGTTTGTGGCGAAGATTGGCGCGGCATAGCCGCTGAACGCAATCCACTCGCCGATCGACACCCCGCGCACATCCGGACCCACGCGCAAGACTTTGCCGACCTGGCTCAGGTCTCGCGAGGATTCCGGCAGATGAATCCCACCCTGGCTGGTCGCGGTCTTCTTGTAGCGCCGCACCAACAGCCACTCGGCGCATGGGCGGATGGTGTCGGCACTAACTGCTGGCGCTGCGCTCTCGCTCACTCGCTAACTCCTCTTCCGGCAGGTTCAGCATCGCGTCAATCTCACGGATCTCGTGCGCGACTGCGGCCACGAGCGGATCGCTGCTCACTGCGGCAATCTCTTCCAGTCGGCTGACGGCGAGCTTGCGACGTTCCGACAGCCGGAGTTGGACTTCTTTCCAAGCCGGATGGTCGAGCAGTTCGTGCCAGAGCGATTCGCGGTCCTCGCTCATTGGGGAATCTGCCCTGGCGGCACAATCGTCCCAGGGATGGTCTGCGTCCCCAACGGGAACGTCCGCCCACGCCCGAATCCGCCAGGACCCGCCCGATGCTGTAGCTGCACCTGCGCCGAGAGATCGCCCTGCTGCGCCCGCAACTGCAGCTGCTGATCGGCGAACGTCTTCACTTCCGCTTCGGTCCCGATCAGCTTCTCGATCTCCCGGTCCACACCGATGGACTGCAGCACACGGTTTCGCAGGAAGTACGAGTGCTCTGGGTTCGCGATGACAAAAATGTCGTCCTTGAACAGTTCGTAGACGCCCATCCACATCCGCGCGTTGGCTTCCTTGTTCGCAATCATCGTGTTCCCGACCGGGATGACCTGCCAGCGCTGCCGCAACTCGGCCAAGGTGATCCCGGCAAACGGATCGGTCGTGGAGACTTTCGCGATCCGCTGCGCGAACATGGGGTCTTCCATCGCCAGTTGGTAGGCGTGCTCAATCACTTGATACCCCAGTTCGGTGTTCCCGATCTGCAACTGCTCGATCATCTCGGCGAACTTGATGTTCCCTTCGCTTTGCACCGTGGCGATCTCAAACGCCGTCTTGCTGCCGGTAACGGGTTTGCCCAGCTGCGGATCGGACATCCCCGAGATGCGTTCGGCGATCTGGAACAGTTTCTCCAACAACGGGTCGAGTTCGCGTACGGCCATCGTGAACTGCGCCAAGGTCCGGAATTGCTCTGGGGCGTCGAGATAGATGGGTTTGAGCAACTGCCATTTGTGGCGGTCCCATTCCCGCTGCATCGAGCGCGGCAACACCGGGGTGAGACCCGCGAGCACCGCGAGCGTTTTCGCGGAGAGATCTTGATTCAGACGCGCGTCGCCTTCATCTTGCAATGCCTGCACTTCACCTGCGGCGCTTTGCCCGTAGAACCGATTTGCGCGCGGCTTCGGCCGGTAGACGAGATAATCGCGTGTCCCGTTCCAGAACGGATACTTCTGGGCCCGCAGCGGGAAGTCGTTCCACCCCACCATGACGTTGAACAGGCATTCTTGCCACTGCTCCTGGTTGGTCGGGTCGAACGAGCCCTCGACTTCGAGCACTTCCCATTCATCTACCGTCGCCCAGCCGGCATCCTCGGACTTCTCCAGCACCGACTTGGCTTGGTCGAGCGCGGAGATCGGACTCGCTACCAAGCGCTTCTTGCCCAACGGCTTGAGCTTGTCCATCTGATCGCGTGTGACCGTGAACCGCCCGTCGCGCTGCCTCGCCCGCATCTCTTCCCACGTCAGCCAGACCCGATGCGCCACCCACGGCTGCTTGTTCAGGTCCACGATGCCGGGGTGCGCGACCCAGAAATCCTTGAAGTCGATCACGTCGAGGGCGAAGCCGACTTTGTCGGTAATCGTGGATTCGGAGAGCAGGTCGCCGGTTTTGTCGCGGATGCGGCGGGAGTCGATCTTGCGGATGAGCTTGCCGACTGCGGTGCCTTCGACCAAGGCGTTCAGGAAAAGATGCCCCGCACGGAACCGCAGCTGCAAATCCGTGTCAGCCAAATGCTGGAGCATGAGTTGGACCGGGAGGGCTTCGGGCGGATCGGCGAGGTCTTCGTCCACGACGCGCAGGTACGGTTGCTGCCCCCAGATCGTGCGCATCATGCGGACCCAAACGCCATCCACGATCCATTTCGTGAGCGGGACACGGAGATTGGGTTCCTGGTCGTAGTTCAGTTTCCGGTCGGGCGGCGCGATCTCATAGCGCGCCCAGGAGCCGGCGATCCGGTCGTCCATCGTCGCCCGGGCCAACCGCGTCCGCATGACCGCGTCGTTGAGCTTGGCGGTCATGTCCCGGGCGTCTTGCGCACCCAGATTCAGGTCGAGTGCTTCAACGACCGCCACGTTTCTTCCCCACGCGCTTGTAGCCACCGCCTGCGGTCAAACGTCCAGCGCGTTCCATATTGAGCGCCATCGCCACGGCCTGTTTCTGCGGAACGCCTTCACCGCGCAAGGTGTCAATCTTCGCCGACACACGCGCTCGGCTCGAGGTCGGTGTCTTCGGACGCGGATGGGAGGCCCAGGCGTGCATCATCCCAGGGTTCCCGCCGTCGATCGCGGTGAACTGACTGCCCATCACCTGACGTTTCTTAGCCATGCGTGCGGAACTTCCCCACCGCTTGTTCGAACCGCTGGTCGATCTTGTTCAACTGCTTCTGCAACGGCGTGATGTCCACGCGCTCGGGACCGCGTTCGCCGGCGAGGATGTGCGTCGGCTTGGTAACCACTTCGTGCATTCCCTTCGCCGCGGCACGCCGGCCTTTCGCCCCGAGGGCCGCAAACTTCTTTGCACCGTACTTCTTGCGCCCGATGAAGGCGGCGAGTCCGCCGGGATTCGTCACGCCTGGACGTTTGGCAAGTTTCGCCTTCAGTGCGCCGAACCGTGCTCCACTACCCAACACTGGCTTCGCCATCGGAGGACCTCCTACTGGTGCTGGAATCACGTCACCGAACGGGCCGGGCCCGGGCGGGACTTGTGGGCCGAGAATGGGGATCTGCGGATTGGACATCCCGCCTTGTGCGCCCATCCGCCGTTTCGCCCAATACGCTTTCAACGCTGCCGGTTGTGCCATCGCCTCACCTCCCGACGAATCCACCAGGTACGGGTTCGCGTTCACGCGGTTCGTCCTTATCATACGTGGTCTGCCAGTTCGGCACCTGCTCGAACTTCGGGTACGCCACCGCCGCACTCCACGCCAACGCCAACGCCATTACCGTGTCATCGTGCTGTCCTTCGGGCGCGGCGTAGCGCAGTTGCCCGCTGGGGAGTTTCGTCGCTTGGAACGCCTGGAGTTCGCCGATGAGGACAGGATCGGGAAGAATCGTCAGCTCGCTGTTCTCGAATGCGAGGACGAGTCGGTCGATGAGCGCTTTCTTGGTCTGGTTGGTCGTGTCAAAGGGACGAACTGGAAGACGGGTTTTGCGTAACTGTTCCAGAAGCGCGTCTTGACCTGTTCGCTCAACGACACAGGTGTCTGGGTTAAAACGGCTTGCCAATGCTTCGAGCCGTCCAACTTGGAGATCGTAATCGACAGATTGCATCCGGTCAAGGCAAACGCAGGCACGAAGACTCGCGTCAATGACCGCGATGACGGTGAAATCTTGAACTTTGGCCCAGTCAACACCAACAACATATGTATGACCTGTTTCGCCCCGGTCTTGTTTTTCTGCGGTCGCCGCATCGCTCACCTTCCGGAACAGTCCCCCGGCTCCTTCGAGAAACTCCGCGAGAATCTCCTGCCGGAAGACACTCTCGGGTGACTCGCGCCGGTCGCGCTCCACTTCCTCGGGGGGGATGTGCGGGTTCTCGGTCGTCGGACGCTGCCAGCTGACCCACTCAGGATAGCGCGGGTCCTGGCCGAGCCGGTAGAGATCCCAGAAATAATTCAGCCCCTTGGGAGTGGACACGAACCACACACTGCCGCCGCGGTCGAAGATGAGTTTGCTGATGACCTGCTGCCATGCGTATTTCAGGTTCGGCGCCTGGGCGGCTTCGTTGACCACAACGAGATCGTAGCTGAACCCGCGCGCGTTGTCGGGTGACTCAAGCGACCACATGTCAATCGTCCCGCCGGTGAGGAGTTCCAAGCGGTGTTCCTGTTCGTTTTTGTGCCGAGTCACAGAGAAGAGTTTGTCGATAAGCAGCTGCCAGACTTCCAAGAGGTTCTTGTAGGTCGGCGAGAACCACGCCACTTTCTTGCCGGCGAGCGCGGCGTTGATGACCTGTTCTTCGCAGAGAGTGTCCTTGCCCCACCGCCGCCCACAACAGGCCACATTGAAGCGTTTGGATTCGCGGACGACCGAGACTTGCCCGGGATGTGGCCGCGGGAGGACGATCTCAACGATCGGGCTCATATCCTGTCCCATGACACGTTGGACACGGGCGAATTCCCCATCGCACGGGAGGAGGTTCGGAGACAATCACGGTTCCAGTTGCGCCGCACGCTGGGCATGGTTTCCTCGGAGGATTACCGGTCGGCATACTTCACGATGACTTCCAGCGGGCCGCCACCCGCACCTGTCACTTCCTTCGGCGGGTCGGGAATCGTCTTGTCGAGGATCTTCGACGCCGCGGGGAAATGCCGGCGCTTCAACAGCTTGGCGAACACCTCGACCGCATCGGGAGCGAGAGATTCTAACTTCTTTCGCGCCTCGGCGACAGCCTTACTTTGGCCACCGGGATTGCCACTGACCCCTTTGGGCCAAGGCTTGAGATTCCGTGGTGTGCCGTTCCGGTTCACTGAGCGATCACTGCAATGAATTATATCGGGAAATCAGGAGGAAGTCCTGCCGCGACACGCCATTGACGCCGTTCTTCGAGAAGTTTCTCTGTATCTTCGAGACGTCGCCGCGCCCACTCATTCCCACGCTCGACGCGGCGCAAGGTCGCGCGATGATGCCGCAGGAACCCCCACAAGAAACGAATCGGATAACGGACTTCAGTTAGGAGCTGTTCACGTTCAAAGATTTCGAGAACAGTTTGAACTTCCGATTCACCGAATGTCTGCAGGGCTTTGGCGAAGGTTGGTCCGTCTTCTTCGGAAGGGCGAACTCCTGGGATCTGTCGCCAGCGTTCTACCAACGGTTTGATCGGGTCTTTGTAGATGAATCGTGGCATTACGGAACCCTGCTGTATCTTAGTAGCAGTATGTTACATACCCCACTACAAGTACCTTAGTACGAGTACGAAACACCCCACACTACCCTACAACGTTCTTATCCGAGTAGTGGTAGATTCCTGCTTCGTCCTCGTCAAATTTCCTCGTTTCGTCCCGCCTGGTGAAACGCCTTGACACGACGCAGGGTCAAGAGATTTCTCTTCATGGGTCTTGTGACAGACCCGAACAAAGGTCTTGACAACCCGTACAAGGGTATGCCTATACTGGGAGGTGTCACGGGGAGGTGTCGCATGGAAACTACAACACCGAAATTCCAGGGATGGGAAATCCAACTTTACGCAGTGCGCATCCCACAGTGGAAGCAATGGTTGCTCCGCACCTTCATTGGCCCCGTGCAAAGAGCGTCCGAAGGGGATTACACACTCGAACTTGTCGAATGGCGCAAGCATTTATATATCGTCGGGGAATACGGCGTACGACCTGTCAGAGGGAGGTGACGCATGGCCCAGTCCGCTCCTGACCATCCCTTCGTCGCAACACTCCGCACTCGATTCGGCGGAGTCCTCTATGCGGGTGCACACAACCCAGATAGTCGAGCCTGCGTCATAGAAGTCGCCACGGTCGTCCGGAAACAGGCATGGTCCGATGATCCGTCAGCGGCAAAGTTGCCGGATTTGCGTCCGCTGAATGATGCCCTGTGGTCTTCCGACCAAGCCCGGACCGAGGCACTGATTCCTATTGTGCTCGCGCTGTGGGATTGGTCAACGTGGATGGCGACCCAACAACAGCGCTGGGCCACGAAGATTGCCGAACGTACAATTCGTGAGATTCTTCCACCGATGTTACGCCAGATCGGATTGGATACGGAAGCCGACCGCTGTGAGAAAGAAGGCACCGAAGAAGCGGCGAGGGCGGCGGGGGCGGCGAGGGCGGCGGAGGCGGCGACGGCGGCGGAGGCGGC